ATTGATACATCCGGCAGGCTCTTAGTTGGCACGTCTACTGCGCGTACCAACTTCAACACTGGTGCGGAGCAATCTCACATCCAGCTTGAAGGAACGACCTTCAATACCTCAAACCTAAGCATTGTTCGTAATTCAGCAAATGATGGCACGGCTGCATTGACACTTGGAAAATCGCGTTCAGCAACTGTCAATGGAAACACCGTTGTTGTAAGTGGTGATCCACTTGGTTTTATTAACTTTGAGGGCGCAGATGGCACCAATATGGTGCGTGGTGCATCTATTACAGCCCAGGTAGACGGCACCCCTGGCACTAACGACATGCCAGGCCGCCTAGTGTTCTCCACTACCGCCGATGGAGCGAGCAGCCCGACGGAGCGGATGAGGATTCGCAATGACGGTTCAATTTTAATTCAGCAAACAGCGCTTTCAAGCGCGTCCGACGGTTGTTATTTTAACGCCAATACTCCTGCTAATTTTCATCAATTACTTTGCCACAGTACCGCGACTTCAAGCCTGGCCAACTTGTACCTTAATCGGCAAGGATCTGATGGCACTTTAATTGACTTTAGACAGGCAGATACGACTGAGGGATCCGTTTCCGTTTCTGGTACCACTGTTAGTTTTAATGGTGGCCACCTATCGCGCTGGTCGCAATTGCCTAATGAGGAAGATCCTTCAAGCATCCTAAAAGGCACCGTGATGTCAAACCTGGATGAGATGTGCGAGTGGGGTGAAGAAGACAATGAACAACTTAACAAAACCAAAGTAAGTGACGTTGAAGGCGATCCTAATGTTGCTGGTGTCTTTGTCGCCACCTCGTTCTCCGAAGACGGTCCCCTGGATTTCTATCTGGCAATGACCGGCGACATGATCATCCGCATTGCCGAAGGTGTCACGGTGCAGCGCGGTCAACTTCTTATGTCTGCAGGAGACGGAACTGCAAAGCCTCAAGGTGATGGGTTTGTTCAGGACAAGACCATCGCCAAAGTGACCAGCACTCACGTCACCTGCACCTACGACGACGGCAGCTACTGCGTCCCCTGCGTTCTAATGGCTTGCTGAGACACAGAAGTCCTACTCACTAATGGTCAAAAACAGCGAAAAGATCGGATTTTATCCGATGATGCCTTTAAAACTAAACAAAGACGCTTTCCCTTAAACTAATTCAGAAACGTTTTACCTCAATGTCTACTTCTTTTACTTGGCGCGTTGCAAACCTTGAACGCGAAACCAGCGATGGTTACGTTTACACCATTCACTACACTGTGGATGCCAAAGACGATACCTACAGCGCTGGTGCTTACGGCTCTATTGGCCTTGAGCGCCCTGAAGGCGATTTGATTCCGTTCAGCGAGCTGACTGAAGATCAAGTGGTCATGGAGTGGCTGCTGCCTAAGATTGGCGAAGAAAAGGTCCAAGGCGTATTGGCCGCCCTTCAGGCTCAACTCGACGAGCAACGCCAACCCACTAAAGCCTCTGGGGTCCCGTGGTAAGCAAGAAAACCCTGAGCGGTAAACCAGTCCGCCTTCCTCCTAAACCCAAGCAAACGACCCAAGGTTCTAGCAAAAACAGCAAACCTAAAAAGGGTCAAAAAGCTTATCGAGGTCAGGGTAAGTAAAACTTTTAAAAACCTTTAATTCTATTTGCAGCCTGGGTTAGTAACCTGGGCTGTTTTTGTTAGTAACATTTTTAAAGAGTTTGTTTTAGCCCCATGCCGTTTAGTTCTGAGAAGCAAATGCGTTATATGTACTCTCAGCATCCTGAGATTGCTAAGCGTTGGTCTAAAGAAGCCAAAGCTGCAGGTAAGCCACAGATCCAAAAGGATGGCAAGATGAAAAAAGGTTATAAAACCAAGTAAACCCATGCCAATCAAACGCGGCGGACAGACTCGTAGTAACGCGGGTCGCTACGCTCCTGAAGGTCAAGGAGCCACTCAACGAGGTCGTAATCTTCCGACCCCTAAAGGTAACGAACGGCCTATGCAAACGGCTCGGTTGCCTCGGGCCAATATGCCTGGCACTGTGACTACCTCAGGGGCCGCTAGAACCGCTGCAGGGGCTTCTGGGGGCGGTATGTTGTCTCGTCTGTCCATGGTCCTGCCTCATCTCGCTGCAGCCGCTGCTGGTCTTTCTGCTGGTGCTGCAAAGGCTCCTGGGCTGACTTCTCAAATGAAGCAGGAGTATTACAACGAAGCCAAAGGTAAACGGCAAATGGAACTTCGTGATCAACAGATGAAAGCAGATAAAGGTTCGTTTGATGATGCGTTTGCTGCAGCTCGTGAAGCTGGCCGTCAAGATTTTTCTTGGAGAGGCCGCAAGTACAACACTAAAGTTCGCGGAGAAGGCTAATGGCTAAAGGTCCCTGCTGGAAAGGCTACGAAATGGTTGGTACCAAAAAGAAAGGTGCCAAAACTGTTCCTAATTGCGTACCCAAAGGTAAATAGTTATGCCTTCTTTTGAAATCAAGCGTGAGTCTGGCGGTACTAAACCGGGTCCTCAACTCCCCAAAATTCAAGAAACCAAACCTCTTCCTAAAGGCCATCCGTATCGCCCTGGTTCGATTGATGTAGACGCCGTTCGTCTTGCTTACAAAATGAAGAAAGGCTTTAGCGGTATGGCCTAATGGATCCTTCCTTTCTCCTGTCCACAATCCTTGGTATCGCTAGTCTTGCTGGTGGTACCTTTGCTTGGTCACATAAGCGGCATTCAGAACTTGACCGTCGTATTGACCAAGTAGAGATGACGGTTCACAAAGAGTTTGTTAGAAAGGACGAGCTCATGCCGATGATGGACCGCATTGACCAGCGGATTCAACACATCGACGAGAAACTCGACCGGATTCTTCTCAATGGCCGACATCTCTCTTCGTGATGTAGCTAAGTACTACAGCGATCAAGAACATCAAAACTTTGCTTTGGATTTCCTAGAGGACAATACGCCTCCTGGAATCTTGGCAAAATTTTCTGATTTGTGGCGATCAGGCCCAAAGAACACAATTCCCAGTAACGGCTCGTGGGACGGTGTAGTAGAACTTGCTCGTGAAGCTGGAGCAAAGTTTCCAGAGCTAGTAGCTGCTCAGTGGGCTCTTGAAAGTAACTGGGGTCGATCCACATCAGGCACTCACAATTACTTTGGTTTAAAAGGTAAAGGTACAACCACTACAACAACGGAGTATGTAAATGGAGTACCTATTTCTGTTCGGGACGGGTTTCTTAATTTTGGTTCTCTCAAAGAGTGTGTTGAATACCTTGTTACCCGGTGGTACAAAAACTACAAACAATACAGCGGAATTAATAACGCAAAAACGACGTTAGAAGCAGCTCAACAACTAACAAAACAAGGATATGCAACAGATCCTGTTTATGCCGCAAAGTTGATAACACTTGTTCAACGTCAACGGCCAAAGCAGGAGGTACAACAAGCGGGAAAGTTGCTAAAGGTACCTTACGAGTACCAACTAGACAATGGACCCACTGGGTATCGGGAGTGTTTCAGCTCTAGTTGCGCCATGGTGGCTAGCTACTACGGCAAGATCAAAGGTGACGATGCGTATAACAAGCTCAGGGCACGTTATGGGGACTCTACGAGCGCCGATGCTCAACTCAAGGCCCTCAGGTACCTCGGACTAGATCCTAAATTTATTCAGAACGGCACCCCAGAGCTTCTCAGAGGCGAGATAGACGCTGGTAGACCTGTAGTAGTCGGATGGCTCCACAAAGGCCCTGTAAGCGCTCCTAGTGGCTCTGGGCACTACAGTGTGGTCATTGGCTACACAGAAGGTGCTTGGATACATCACGACCCTAATGGTGAGGCCGATATGGTCCGTGGAGGATATGTCAACCACACGAAGGGTAAAGGCGTGGCTTATAGCCAAAAGAACTGGAATAAAAGGTGGCTTGTTGAAGGTCCTGGGTCGGGTTGGGCTATCTTGATCAAGAAACCGTCCTGATTATTTTTATGGACCTCTCTGATCCTTCAGTACAAGCAGCGCTTTGGCTGAGTGCTTTTGCTGCTTCTGAACTTATTGCTGTTTCTAAGTTGAAAGAGAACAGTCTCATACAATTGGGAGTGAAACTGTTCCGAGTTATCTATGGCAGCCGCTCCAAAAAAGTCTCTAAATAAGACTGAGGGTCTGGCTTCAGAAGATGATCTGTTTAGTCTTCACCGTCTGGTGGCTACCAAACTGATTGATCAACTGAACCGTGATGACGTTAAAGCGTCTGACCTCGCTAACGCTATTAAGTTCCTGAAAGACCAAGGTATTACTGCTCTTAACGGCGGTGATGTTTCTGCTATTTCTGAAATGATTTCTGCACTGCCAGAAGTCGATCTGAAGAAAGTTCGGTCTTATATTAGTGCTTAGGAATTAACCCTTCCTATATGTACAAAGCAGAGCCCTCGGTATGGTGATTCGTTCGCCATCCGGGGGCTTTGTCTATTTGACACCAGAGGCTGCTATGGCGAATCTTCAAGCCCTCCAGCGTCGTGAAGCAGTAAAGCAATGGAGACAATCAATTAAAGAAGCGTTTGGTTGTAAATGTGCCTACTGCGGTGTCAAAAGCGAACAGTTAACTCTTGATCACATCCATCCCAAAACCAAAGGTGGTGAAGATTTAGCCACCAATATTGTTCCAGCTTGTCAGCGTTGTAACCACGAAAAGGGTAGTTCTCACTGGAAAATGTGGTTTCAAAGCCGTCCTGACTATTGTGAGGAGCGCGAAGCGGTTATCAACCAATGGATGAACTACCACCTCTGCCCAGTTTCGATCTCTCCATAGAGCAGCAGCTACGAGTGGAACAGATGAGGCGAGACATCCCAAACGCTTCTCGCAAAGACTTGGAGGAGATGCTGTATCAGTTCATCAAAATGAACATCGTCCTGCAGAATAACTTGAGCCAAGTTTTTAAGTGGGCGAGTAAATCCAATGCCAAGAGCCAGCAGCCAGACTGAACGGATTATTCAAGAAGCAGCAGCTTCGTTCCCTGTCTTTGCTACTTATCTCTGGGACTACTTAAGACTCCCTAGTCCCACTCCAGTTCAGTATCAAGTTGCTGACTACCTACAGACCGGTCCTAACCGCCGGATCATCATGGCGTACAGGGGCTGCGGTAAGTCGTTCCTGACGGCTGGTTATGTGCTGTGGAGGCTACGCCGAGATCCAGACTGTAAGGTGCTGGTGATCTCTGCAGCTCAGGACCGTGCAGATGCGTTCTCCGTCTTTTGTCATGACCTGCTCCGAAACTGGTTCATGGTCAAAGACCTGTTTCCTAGCGACACCCAACGGTTCTCAAAAGTTGCTTTTGACGTTTACGGAGCGAAACCAGACCAGTCTCCTTCGGTACGTTCCAGCGGCATTTTTGGTCAGATTACTGGCTCACGTGCTGATCTCATCGTTGCTGATGACGTTGAAACACCACAATCCTGTGAAACCCAACTGATTCGAGACAAGCTTCGGGAATCAATCAAAGAGTTTGACTCCGTGATCAAACCCGGTGGGGAGATCGTGTTCCTTGGAACTCCTCACACCCAAGACAGTGTTTACGCAAAGCTTGAGGTCTCTGGCTACGAAGTCAGGATCTGGCCTGCCCTGTACCCCACTAATAAGAAGTTTAAGGACTACTACGGCGACCGTCTGGCACCAAAGATCAAAGCAGACCTAGAAGCCAACAAAGACCTTGCAGGACACCCTGTAGACCCTGGACGCTTTGACTGGGAAGAACTGGAAGCTAGACAACTTTCCATTGGCCGTAGCACGTTCAACCTCCAGTTCCTCCTCGACATCAGCTTGAGTGATGAGGAGAAGTTTCCTCTCAAGCTCAGAGACCTCTGTGTGTTCCGCTTAAACCGCGAACAAGGTCCTAACAAAGTCATCTGGCTGGCTAACGGCGATAAAGCCCTTGATCTGCCCTCAGTAGGTCTTCATGGTGATCTTTTCTACAAACCGGCTCAGATAGGGGATGAGTTTCTTGAATACACCGGGGTTGTCATGGCTGTTGACCCCTCTGGACGCGGCACTGACGAGCTTGGCTATTCGGTAGTTGCATACCTGAACGGCAACCTTTTCCTTCTCGCTAGCGGTGGCCTTCGGGGTGGCTACAGCGAACCGAACCTCAAAAAGCTTGCCCTCATCGCTAAGGAGTACAAGGTCAAGCAAATAATTGTTGAAAGCAACCTCGGCCTCGGGATGTTCTCTGAGCTTCTCAAGCGTTACCTCGGCACGATTTACCCCTGCAGCGTTGAAGAGGTCCGACACACAAAGCAAAAGGAACTCCGCATCATCGACACCCTTGAGCCTGTCCTTAACCAACACCGGCTCATGGTCGACACGAACGTAATCCTTCAAGACCTCGCCTCCACGGAGACCTACCCAAGCGAAACTAGAAGCCAGTACCAACTGTTCTTTCAGCTCACTCGGATTACCAAAGAGAAAGGCAGCTTGAGGCATGACGACAGGCTGGATGCTCTGGCTATGGCCGTTCAGTACTTTACGGAGTCCATGGCTCAAACAGAACAGAAAGCTATGCAGGCTCGTGAATCGGCACAGTGGGAACTAGAGCGTCGGTTTATCCAAGGAGACGGTGGTTTAAAGATCGACGCCATTGGTTACGCAACGAGCCTTGAGGACCTCGAAAAGGCCCTTACAGCGTCCTCAGGTGGCGCTAATTGGCTCAGTGAGCTTTAAAAGCCTCTGAGAGGCCTCAGAAGCCCCTTTGGCTACCCTGACACCTAAAACGTCTTAGAGGGGCCTTGCAGGGGCTTCTAGGGGCCTCTCAAAGCGTATTAAGTGCTTTGTTTACCAGTATGGGGATTGCTTCGTCTAAAGACAGCTTAAAAGAACCTTTTTTTGTCCAGGTTTTTAATTTTTGATATGACTCGGTTGTGAGTATTACAGGAACCAAAATTTCGATTGTCCCCTGCTCTGAGTCAAATAAAACAGGCACGGTGGGTCATACGCCAAAGACAGCCGGAGCTTAGACACCCTTTTTGGTTAATACGTCAAAAACAGCCAGCTTTCTAAGTGTCACAGCAAAGCTCAGCTTTCTTGACAGCCGTGATTAGAGTGTATTTAAGAGTAATTAAAAAGATTCTTTAAGTAAGTACTTAAAGAGTCTTTTTTAAAAGGTCTTTTATCGTAGTAAAGGTAAATAACGTTTGTTATAAATAATTACCCTGTTTTAAAGGGTCTTTTACTGTCTCCCTTTTAAGACCTTCTTAAGACACTTATTAAAGAGGTCTTTAGAGGTACCACTTAAAGGCCTCTTAGAGCTACCTTTAAGTGCCTCTTTAATTAGCAATTAAAATGCCTAGTGTTTCTTTGGTCACTGTGACACCAGATGCAGAGGAACTCCTGGTGTATATGGCAAGAGTCAGTAACCCAGCTAACCAAGTCACTGGTAAAGGATCTGAACGACTTATTCAATACCTCATAGACCACAAGCACTGGTCTCCCTTTGAGATGGTCCACATGGTCCTGGAGATCAATACCACTAGATCTATTGCTGCTCAAATCCTGAGGCATAGGTCTTTTTCGTTCCAAGAGTTCTCTCAGCGGTATGCAGATACAGAACTGATTGGTTACGCCAAACCTCCTCACCTCAGACGACAAGACCAAAGCAACAGGCAGAACAGTATTGATGATTTGACTGCTGATAAAACTCAGATTTTTTACCGAAGGATCCATCAGCACTTTGAAGAGGCTCAAGACCTGTACCGAGAGATGGTCTCAGTAGGGGTAGCTAAAGAATGTGCTCGTGATGTCCTGCCCCTAGCCACTCCAACCAGGATGTATATGGCTGGTACAGCTCGGAGTTGGATTCATTACATCGATCTACGGTCTCAAAATGGGACTCAAATGGAACATATGAATATTGCTAACGAGGTTAAACAAATCTTTTGCAAAGAGTTTCCTACTATTGGTAAAGCATTGAACTGGGTCTAGCTGTGGCTGAGCGTAACTACCGAAAGGAATACGACAACTACCACTCAAAACCCGAACAACGGGAAAATAGGTCTAGTCGTAACAAAGCTCGTCGCAAGATGGCTAAACACGGTTACAAACTGAACGGAAAGGACGTAGATCACAAAGACGGTAACCCTCGCAATAACAGCCGCTCTAACCTTCGGATACAGAGTCCGAATACTAATAGGGCTAGGAATAAGTAGAGGGGCCTTGTAGGAGCTCCTGGAGGGGTCTCAGGAGGTTTTAGAGGGTTTTAAGAGGCCCTCTTTTTTTTTTATTGGTACCCAAAAGGTTTTGCTTCGAATTTTTGAGCACTAGTTATCGCATTCCACCCGGCCAGAAGCCCCCAGGGGGGTCTATAGCCTCGCCTTATTGCAAATGCCTTTCAATAGCACTGCAGGGGTCCTAAGGCGGACTGACTATGAGTTAGCGGAGCCATGCGGTTATGCGTCAAGGCGCATATATACGCGCGCTCATGGCCACACCTAACTAGGCCCTAGGAGCCTCTGAGAGCCCTCTAAAACCCTCTCAGCACCTAAGACACCTAGGAACCTTCACAAGGCCCTTGCAGCCTCTCCTGGGCCCTTCTCACGCTTTGTAACGATTCACAACAACTCCCTAGCCTTAGCCCTGACAGGCTGTAGGGTAGCCTCAAGCGAGCCGAAAGGTTTCGCCTAGTCCTACATCCTTCGATCCAATGCCTACTACCTACATCACAAAAAGCAGGCGAGAAGACTTAATAGATCAGTATCTTGACTATTGGTGGGAAACCCACAGCTATTCAACAGAAGAACAATCAGAAACAGAAGCCCTCTGGGTTCGTAATCAGCTGGAAGCTATGAACAACAGCGAGCTAGTTAGCTATGTAACAGAGTCTGGTTGGGGGATTAAATGACAGACCTTCGCTTCCACGTCGAAACAACCTACGGAAGGTTCAGAGCCTACCCAGTAGATCAAACAGCCATCTTGCTAATCCGTTTGGCTAAGTCCAAGACCCTTCTTCCTGGAGATCTAGGAACTTTCGCAGGCCTTGGCTACAGATGTGTAGATCAAGACGGCAATGAAATTACACTTAGCCAGCTGTACTAATGAAAGAGTTTCTGTTTGCTACAGCTTCTGTTTGTTTCCTAGTCCTTATGGCTATTGAAGAAACAGCCAAACAACCTACAACCTATTCAGGATCTCAACAATTAGTAAGGGTCAGCCGATGACATACGAACAACTCTGCTTAGACGTTATCAACTCTTCTTTCTTCTCTTCTCCCATAATCCCTTCACTTCTCCCTGCTTACGATCGTGACTATTCAAAGAAAGCTGACATAGCCTCAGACCTTAACGCTAATAAAGACTTTTTAATGAGTAGCTTCAACCTTAACTACTGCCCCATTAACAAAGAACAACTGATTAAAGAAGGCTTTAACACTGTTGTAGTTAGGTATGGCAATCAACGCAAAGTCACCAGCCTGAAACTAGTTAAAGGGGAATTCAAGTGACACCATACTTTGATAACGACTCTGCCTTCTGGGCCTATTACCAATGGGCAGAAGAACAACTATCACGCTGGGAGGAAGAACAGTACCTAGCAGAGCAAGAAGAAAAAGAAGAATCTTACGAAAATTCAGACTGGTTTAACGATCCCAACAACGTAATGTCCCGCCATCATTACTAACCACAATGCAGAACCCTTCCACCTTTCACCTCTCCAAAAGTTCAAACAAAAAGCTTGGTAAAAACGTCTACGCTTCAACGTCTAGCTCTGACACTTGTCCCATCACTTGTGGAATGTATAAAGAATGTTACGCAAAGAAAGGTCCTCAGTCTTGGCATTGGAACAAAGTTAGTCGCGGTCAAAGAGGAACAGACTGGCTAAGTTTCTGTGCTGATGTAGAGAAACTAAAACCAGGCACTTTGTTTAGGCATAACGTTTCAGGTGATCTACCTTACGTTGCTCGCTACCCTGGCGATACCTGGCGTTGCATAGACACTGTGGCCTTAGATCAACTGCAGTGTGCAGTCACAAACAGTGGCGCTAAGTTCTATACCTACACTCACACTCACACTGATAATGTCTACAGCAAAACAAACCTAGACACAATCAAACGATTCTCACAGCCTGGGTTTGTTATCAACCTTTCAACTGAGAAACCTAGGGATGCTTTTAAGTTTAAACAACTTGGGTTTGATGTAGTAATAACAAACACTTTTGTGTTTGAGTTAGCAGTTGACTCTATTAAGACTCACAAAAAGCCTGCAACTATTATGTTTGGCGGTGAGTCTGTGCCTGTTATTCCTTGCCCAGAACAATACACTGAGAGCGCTACTTGTGCTACTTGCAAACTCTGCGCGAGAGCTAATCGGGATTATGTAATTGCTTTTAAGAAACACTAATGTATAAATACTCTGAACTTTGCATTTATCTACTGTTCCTATCTAGTTTCTGTTTAGCTTTAATCCTGCGCTGAATATAACTAACGGCCTCCAATCGGGGGCCTTTAATTATGCAAACTGTTATTGAGAATGCGTCGCAATTGCAGGTAGGTCTAGAACTTATTGAGAATGACTCGCAATAGCAACAAGACCTAGGAGGCAAGAGAGGGGAGGAAGAGGGAAACGGGGGGTTCGGGTTTAACTACTATCACGGCCCCCCGCTCAAAAGTTAAAACTTAACTTAGCTTTGAAGCAGCGACGACATATGTTGATGCTGGTCCCTGCAAACGCCAAGGAGAAGTTCTACGCACCACTTAAGCAAGTGGCAGCTCAGTACGTTCCACTCCTGATGGCACGAATGACGGTCTTACAAGATCGAGCCAATCGAGCTCTTGAGTTCCTGGATGCTGAAGAAGAGGAAGACCAAGAGTTGGTGTGGATGGATGACGCAGAGAAAGTAGTTGCTGTTGCAGAGGCACAATCCGTCCTTCATAAGTCAGTAGTAGAAGCAGGGATGTGCCAATCGTTAGTCGGAGCATTTGCAGATTTGTTGGAGAACGATTACCAAAGGCTCAGAGATAGCCGGTGTGCGTTCCTCAACGAAGAGGGTGAGTTGGAATCTCTTTACGAAGATGATGAATCCAATGAAGGGCTCTGAGCGCTTGGTAAGTTATCAAGCCTACCAGCAGCCCTTCTAAGGGCCTCTAAGGCCCCTTCAGATCCCTTCGGCTCCAACCACCCCAGAAGGACCTCAAAGAGGGCTTCAAGGCGCTCTGGGGCATCAATGAGACTCTCTCCGAACCTCTTGTTATCCCAATACGCCACGAGGCACCGAGCTTTGAGGTCGTCTAGCTCAGCCTTGTCACACATTTGGTTGAGCTCTTCCTCGGTGTACTGGTCAATCACAATCTTCCTCCAGTTTTTGAGTGATCTTTGATTGCCAATACTGCCAACGCACAAGTGCTGGTACAGAGGATGGTTGGATTCCCATGTTTTCCAAAAGTAATTCAAACCACTGAGCTACAGCTTCGATTGTTGAGTCAACTTTGGGGTGACCCGGTGAGTAATCAAGAGCATCTCCAATCAAGTGTTGGAGCTTTGTGTAGTTGCTTTCGTCGTCAGTAGTTGTCATCAGACCATTCAGGTTGTAGTGAAACTTTGAATTGTTTGATGTGTGGATACAGCTCTTGAAAAGAGGTAATAGCTAATGACGAATCAAAAGCCATTACCTCAAATTCAAAATCTTTAGCTGTTACACAAAAGGTTTTGGGTTTATGGATCAATGTCATTGATTACAACCTCACCACAAAGACTTTCAAGAGCAGCTAAATACCCATCCCAAAAGTCTTTCTGTTGATCACCTACAGCTTTTTTGTATTGATCACGAGCGTATTCATATTCATCAATCACAACTTCAACATCAAGAGTTACTGCTTCTGACATTTCACTTCTGCTCCCACACGGAAGGATCAAAGTAGTCATCAGTAGTAGCTTCTTCTTTCTCTTGTTCTTGTTCCTGTTTAATTACTTCCAAAAGATCTTCTAGTAACTGATCAAGTTGTTTGTTGTCAGTTGGATCCTGGGGAGTCATTTAAGTGCCTCTTTGAATGGCGATAAAAGAACCTCTTTAAAAGGGCGCTCTAAGTGGCCTCTGAAGGAAGACCGCTAGAGACCTTTTTAAGAAGGCCTTTAAAACTTAAAGAGGGTCTTTCTCAAAGGCCACTTAAAGAGGCCACTTCAAGAGCTGGCCTAAGACCCCTCTACGAGGCGTAAGCACCGCAGGTACCTTCTGTGGGTCCTTTCGACTTAAAGGCCATGCAGATCCAAGGAACCCTTACGGGCTGGATCCCTGACTTTTACGAAACCCCTACCTACAACGGTGAGACCTCCGACTTCCGTCTCAAGGTTCTTGTTCAAGACGCTGCTGAGATTGTCGAAGAGATCAGCGACGAGTACGACAAAGCGTGTGAGTGGTATCGGGATGCCACTGGCAAGAAGAACTTTTTTGATGCCCCGTTTGAGATGAACGAGGATGGCTCAGCCGTAATCAAGCTGACTGCCAAGACGGTGTATGGGGAGTTCCCTCTGCCTGTGGTGGACACTGAGCTGCAGCCCATTGCTCGTGATCTCAAGCTGCGTGAAGGCTCTGAGATCCTGGTGGCAATCAAGTACACCTACATCCCTCGCAAGAGCCCTCGTGGTGGCCTCCGGCTGTGCCCTAAGGGTATCCAGGTCCTGAAGGCTGTTACCACGGCTGGTAGCGACAGTGGTGACTTCGACATCGCTAAGGCTTTCAAGAAGCAATCAGGCTTCAAGCAATCCAAGCCAAACGTGAAGGAACTTGCTACTGTGTCGGGCGAAGATCCTGACTTTTGAGTAGATGGCCCGACGATTCCATAAGTACGGCAAGCGCCAAGCAGATGGATTTCGTTCGGGCTTTGAATCGCAGGTAGCCTGTAACCTGGCCGGGAAAACGAATTGGAGCTATGAGGGCCGAAGCTTTGACCTCCTAATTCCCCGGAGCTACACGCCTGACTTCTTCCTCGATAACGGAGTCGTGCTGGAGGTAAAGGGCTACTTCGATGCGGAGGACAGGAGGCTGATCAAGCTGTTCAAAGAGCAGCACAGTTCAGTCGACATTCGAATGGTCCTACAAAAACCGCATCAAAAGCTCACCAAAACCGGCAGTATGACCTACGCCGCTTGGTGTGATAAGTACCACGTCCCCTGGTGTGAAGGTCCCTCGGTCCCGTCCAGTTGGCTGCTATAGTCAGTTCGGACAAGGATGAAAGGACACTGACCTCCGGGGGTTTCAAGACACCCTTGGAGGTCTTTTTATGTCCCGCGTCGTGTCGCGTTTGTCTTGCCCCAAATGTGGGTCACGCGACAACGTTGCTCTTTACGACGATGGGGGTCAGCACTGCTTCACCCCTGGTTGCTCGTACCACCTTTCTGGTTCTTCCTCTTCTTTCCTCATGTCCCCTGTTCAGAATGAATCCCACACTGAGATCGACCCGGTTATTGGAACTTATCAGTCCATACCAAGCCGGGGGATCGGAGACGAGACTTGCCGCCTCTTCGGATACTTCAAGAGTACCTATGGCGACAGTGAGGCTTATTTCTGGCCCATCTACGACAAAGAACGTCGTCTCACTGGTTACAAGATTCGTAAACCAAACAAGACTTTTGTCCAACACGGAACCAATCCTGATAATACGTTTCTCGGCCAAGAGAAGTGGAGTGGTGGCAAGCTGCTGGTTATCTTTGAAGGTGAGTACGACTGCCTCAGCTACGCCACGGTACGGAAGAGCTGGCCGTGTGTCTCGCTACCTAATGGTGCTGACTCTGCGGAGAAATGCATTCGGAGTAACCTCGATTGGCTTCTGAAGTTCGAAGAAATCATTCTGTGCTTTGACAGCGACGAGCACGGTCAGAAAGCGGTCAAGAAGGCGATCCAATTACTGCCGCCTCGCGTAGGTAAGATCGGCAAGATTGAGGGCTACAAGGACGCCAACGAGGCGCTAGTAGGGGGCAACAGCAAAGCCATCATGCAGATGGTGTGGACGGCTGCTGAGTACGAACCCGATGGGATTATCAGTGGCACCAAGCTGCTGCAGATGGTCCTTGAAGACCCCAAGGTCAGCAGTGCTGAGTACCCCTACAAGTTCCTCAACGAGAAGCTTCATGGGCTGCGTAAGGGCGAGCTCGTTACTATCACGGCTGGTTCAGGGATTGGGAAGAGTACGTTTGTATCAGAAATTGCTTATGACCTCCTCACTCGCCAAGGTGAAACGGTTGGTTACGTCGCCCTTGAAGAGAACATCAGACGGACTGCTAGGCGGTTTGTTGGTATGGAGCTTGATTACCCTGTCCACATTGATCGCGGCCACTTCACCGATGCACAGATCGAACAAGCCTTTGACAGCACTCTTGGCACGGGCAGGCTATTTCTGTACGACCATTTTGGCTCTCTTGACCCTACCGTTCTGCTTAACCGTATACGTCACTTGGTTTCTGGCTGCGGGTGTAGCTGGATTGTGTTCGATCACCTTTCGATTCTTGTCTCAGGTTTGGACCAAGGAGATGAGCGTCGGGCTATTGATCAAACGATGACCAAACTCCGCAGTTTTGTTGAAGAGACTGGCTGCGGGATGCTTCTTGTGTCACACTTACGCCGCCCTACAGGAGACAAAGGCCATGAAAACGGAGCTCAAACCTCTCTTTCTCAGCTTCGCGGTAGTGCTGCTATCGGCCAACTTAGTGACATCTGTATTGGTCTTGAGAGAAATCAACAATCTGAAAACGATTCAGAGGGTACCGTGGTACGCGTTCTCAAGAATCGTTTCACAGGCTGGTGCGGGATTGCAGGGTCCGTGAAATACAACGAAAACACAGGCAGAATGTTGGAGTTTAAAAATGGCGGCAGTAGTAAAACCGCAACGTTCGATGATTCTTTTGAAGCCGACTTTTGACGTTCACATCTCGGAGATGAATTCGCTGAAGGTAACAGCTCTGGCTGCTACCGAGATGGCGAAGAGGTATCTACAGTCCTTCTTCAAGTCCAATGACACCTGCCACCAGCTCACCTACGACAAGCTTGAGGACCTCCTCGACTTCTGCTACAGCCGAAACCTCAAAGTCTGCATCGACGATAACGTTCGACGTGGAGACGGATGCTCTGAAGACTAGGGACGTTACAAAGATCCACTGTTGCGTTGTCAACGATGGATCTGGTTCTGTCCTCTACAAGGATCCAAAGGAGTGGTTACCAATACTTGAACAGGCTGATGAGTTGGTCGGCCACAACATTATTCAGTACGACATACCAGCAATACAAACGGTTTACCCAGAGTTCAAGCCGAGGGGAAAGCAGATTGACACGTTGATCCTGTGTCGGATGCTGTACCCAAACATCTTGGACACTGACCTCAAGAAGAAGTGGGAAGGGATGCCCATGCAGCTTTACGGGCGTCACAGCCTTGAAGCTTATGGGTTCCGCCTCGGCCATAACAAACGTCACGCCGACCTTGTGGACTTCAGTGTGCTAACTGAGGAACTGGCTGAGCGATGCATCTGTGATGTTGAACTAAACCTTAAGCTTTGGCGCAGGTTGCAACCGAAGGCCGACAGCATCCCTTGTGCCGTTGACCTTGAGATGCGCTTTGCACAGCTCATCGCCCTGCAGGAACGATCTGGCTTTGGTTTCAATGTTCAAGGGGCTTTGGAACTTGAAGCTGAGATCAACCAACAACTGAATACTCTCAGCGAACGATTGAGACAACGGTTCCCGTTCGTTGACGGAGGGCTCTTCACCCCAAAGCGAGACAACGCGCCAAGAGGATATGTAGCCGGTGCAGCAATGTGCCGTCTTACTGACCTCAACCCGAACTCTCGGGAGCACATCGCTTGGGTACTCCAAAACAGTCTGGAGTGGAAGCCAGATGAATTCACCGATACAGGGAAACCGAAGGTCGATGAAACCGTTTTGTCGAAGATTCCTGGAGCTGAGGATTTTGTTTCACACCTCACACTCCAAAAGCGATTGGGTCAACTCAGCACGGGCAACAATGCTTGGTTGAAACTAGTGGAACGTGACAACAGGATTCACGGCAGTGTGATTACTGTTGGCTGCGCCACTGCTCGCTGTAGCCACGTCAACCCCAATATGGCCCAGGTTCCTGCTGTCAGGTCAGCCCTGGGACCGGAGTGCCGAGCTCTGTTTGGACCTGGCTCCCTTGGAAGGGGGAGAAGCACCAAGCAGGTTGGCGTGGACCTCAGTGGAATTGAAGCGCGATGTTTAGCGCACTACCTCTGGCCGTTCGATGACGGCAAGTTTGCAGATGAGGTGCTCAACGGTGACATCCATACAGCCAATCAAAAGGCTGCTGGACTAGCCACTAGAGACCAAGCCAAGACGTTCTTTTACGCCTTGATGTACGGTGCAGGACCGGACAAGCTTGGTTTGATTACGGGTCAGGACGGAGCAGCGCTAAAGCGTAAATACTTCCGCAATATGCCTGCTCTGGCTTCTCTCACCAAACGAGTTATTGCAAAGGCAGAAGATGAAGGATTTGTGAAGGCCTTGGACGGTAGACAGATACAAATCCGGTCCTCACATAGCGCTTTGAACTTCCTTTTACAGAGCGCTGGTGCCATCATTAGCAAGCTTTGGTACAACACCTGCTACGACGAACTTACGGCAGCAGGGTTTACCTACGGCGTTGATTGGTCCTTCCTAGCTCACGTTCACGATGAAGTGCAATTCGCAGTCGCAGGAGAACGCGCAGAAGAGCTTGGACTTATTGCAGTCGGGTCTTCTCGCTTGGCAGGAGATGCACTTGGACTCCGTATTGCAATCGATTCAGAGTACAAAATTGGAGACAATTGGGCAGAGTGTCACTAAGACTTGCAAAGTCTGTAAAGAAACAAAAGATATTAGTCAGTTCGGTCGCAACGGTACTTGGCATCGTCCTGACTGTTTGTCTTGCAACGCCAAAATGCAAAGGGATTACTTAAAAATCCGAAAGAAACATAAAACTCCGCCACTTGGTACGCCGTGTGAGTGTTGCGGTAAGACCAGTGAGAAGCTTCATTGGGATCATTGTCACGACAGCAGTGAGCACCGTGGTTGGCTGTGTAACAACTGCAACACGGGCATCGGCAAGCTAGGTGACAATATCGAAGGCGTCCTCAAAGCAGTGGACTACCTAGCCAAGGTCAATAAGCTGGGAACCCATCAAGGAGGTACTGATGACTTGGCTGCTGCTTGACGCAGATATGCTGCTGTTCCAAGCAGTCGTTTCCGCTGAAGTTGAGATTGAATGGTCCACCGACATCATCACAACTCACCTTCCTGTCAAAGAAGCTCAGTTCATTTTCAATGAGCTACTTGAAACCAAACGCAACCAAGCACAAGCTGATCGATTCACGCTTTGTTGGACTGCTAATGAAAACTTCCGTAAGGACGTTGCACCCACCTATAAAGCACACCGTACTCGTTACGACCGTCGCAAACCTGTGGGGTATAGAGCAGTACGACGTTGGGCTGAACAGCAGTTCCCCTCCGAGTGCTGGCATCGACTAGAGGCTGACGATGTTCTTGGCATCCTTGGTACTCGACACCAGTACAAAACAGTTATCTGGTCTGGCGATAAGGATCTTAAACAGATCCCAGGTCTTCACCTAGATAACGAAGGCAACATCTATCACATTTCCCAACTTGAAGCTGATGTCTATTTTTATCGTCAGGCTCTTACCGGTGATTCCACTGACGGCTATCCTGGCTGCCCTGGCGTGGGACCAAAAACAGCGGAAAGACTTATCGAGGAAACTGGGTTTGACGAAGCCGCCGCATGGAGAACTGTAATCAGTCAGTACAAAAAGAAAGGTTTAGGTGCTGATTACGCCTTGACCCAAGCACGCCTTGCTCGCATCCTCCGTGACACTGAGTACACATTCGATGAAGTTCAACTATGGACCCCAACTTCGATCCCATCTGTCCCAGCCACTACGCCTTCGACGAAGGAGTAATTGAATGTATTGATTACATCGAAAGCCACGCCTTTGATTTTATTGAAGGCAACATCATTAAATACGTCACTCGGCACCAACACAAAAACGGTACTGAGGATCTCAAAAAAGCTCGGTGGTATCTCGACCGCTTGATCAAACGATCAGAAGAATGGGACGCCAAGTGGAGCAAACGCCAAAACATTTATCAGGAGGTTATTGACGATGCTGACTTCGAACTCCGAATTAGTTCGGACTTGGATGCAACGAGCGGACCAGTTAACCAATCCTGATAACGAACAGCGTGAACAGCAACTTGCGTATGTCGAAGAAGAGTTCTATGAACTTCTTTACGCGTATCGCAATGAGTCTCGCGCACAAGTTATCAAAGAAGCCTGCGACCTACTATGGGTCACTTATGGTTTGCTTCTTACCTTGGGTGTGGATCCTGATTCTGCTTTCGATCGGCTCTACACCTCTAACTGGTCCAAGTTTCCTTTCACAAAAGTGGATGGAAAAGTCCAGAAAGGTCCCCATTACCAACCCGTCGACTTTTCAGACCTATGAACCCTTACGATGAAATCCTGTCCAAAATTCCTCAAGCAGCTTGGCAGTATGTCGAAGCTGAATATGAAGAGGATGACGACGGCAACGGTTCAATCCAATTCTTCTGGGATGAAGAAGAACATCCCGAGCTTGCACCACTGTCTGAACTAGACGAAGACCAGTGGAGCGACTTTGTAATTAATTCCCTTCAACGAGTAATCGACGCATCTGAGACCAATGAAGCTGACCAAGGAAGCACTGAACCCAGCGATCGCAATGACGGGGAGAGTGGAGAGCTGGCTGGAGAACCCGACTCGTAGGTATCCAGTCTCTTGTACTGTGTTTGTCGTGGAAGACACGATGGACGAAAACCCTGATGGTCTGGAAGGCTCTTGGCAGTTTGCTAGCAAGGCTCTCCGATACGGTGCAGGGGTGGCTATTCACCTTTCTAAGCTTCGCGCTAGAGGCACCACGAATAGCCATGGAATGGTCGCTTCAGGCCCTTGTGGGTTCATGGAGATCTACTCCAAGTTCAACGAGATCCTTCGTCGCGGGGGCACATATCGCAACGGTGCGATTGTTGCGCATCTTGACGCAGATTCTCCTGACATTTTGGAGTTTGTTAATTACGATCGCACTCGTATTCCTTGGATCAAACGTTGCGTTAACGTTGATCCTCAAATCATCGACGAGCCAGACAAACTGAACGCAATTATGAACGCTGCTCGTAAGGGCGACGTTTGGATTGTGAAAAAGCAGTACGACGCCAATGGTGAGCGTATCTATTCCAATGTGTGCCAAGAGATTCTTTTGAAGTCTCGTGACACCTGCCTGCTGAGTCACATCAACCTGGGTATTACTGAAATCAAAGACATTCCTAAAGCCTTTAAAGATGGCATGGAGTTTCTTTGTGAGCTGTACACCCAAACTGGTGTTGATGAGTCTGGTATCTACAGCCGCAAAGATAACCAAGTTGGTCTTGGTGTTCTTGGTCTTGCCAACCTGCTCGCCATTGAAGGCGTGACGTATGCAGACTTTGTTGCTGCTCTGCGTCGCAAAAACCTTGGTGTGGGCTCTGCTGATACCAAAGCTGGTGAGATTGCTAGTGCCCTCTTTGCGGGCTTTGCAGAGGCCTCTAAGGTGGCCGCTGACTACAAGATGTCACGAGCGTTCACAGTGGCTCCTACAGCCTCTTGTGCGTACCGCTATGTGGATCGTGACGGGTACACCACAGCACCTGAAATCTCTCCCCCGATTAGCCGGGAGATAGATCGTGATAGTGCAACTCTTGGTGTGCAAAGTTACAAGTTCAACCCGAAATGTGAGACCGCCGAAGAGGTTGGTTGGGATACATTTTTTGAGTTGAACTGTGAGTGGCAGCGCCTGATGGACGGCACTGGAATGGCTCACGCAATTTCTATGAATTGGTGGTCTGATATGACAACTATGGACCGTCAATTTATGGCACGATGGTTGAACTCCCCCCTGAAGAGTTTGTATTACTCTCTTCAGGTAATGTCCGACACCCAAGATAAATCCAGCGCCTACGCAGCGATTAGCGACGTAGATGTTGAGGATTACCTTGCCAATTTGTTGGAGGGAGATTCCGCACCTGATTGCAATTGCGCCGAATGAACCCGTACCAGAAATTGCTCGCCCGCAAGCGCACTTGGACTCCCATTCAATCCACAGCTGGCAAACTCAAAGAGGGCTCGGAGGAGGTGATCTTCCGGGCTCTTGCCCTTCGGCACATGGAGCTGCCAGTTGGTGACTTTATTGATGAAGCACTGAAAAATGAAGTACCTAAGGCGTCAGTGGACCTCCTACGATCCAACATCAAAGACGAGGAGAAGCACGACCTTGCGCTCGGTTACATCACCAACGCTTTGGGCATGGATGAGAAGGCTGAATCCGAGGCCATCAGGCTTAGGGATGCATGGATTCAACATCCAGATCACACGGTCCTCAAAGCAATGGTGGCCGAGCGTGCAATTTTCTTCGTCCTACTTCCCTTTTTCCGTTTCAACGGTGACGCTGGACTGAGGACGGTATCTGCAGACATCTCTCGTGATGAACAAGTTCACGTTGCTGCCAATAGCCTTGTTTGTCGTGAGCTGGGGCTTAGTGTCTCTCCTTCTCTTGATAAATTGCGTAAGGCAACTATTAATTGGGTAATGCAACCCCTTGGTAGTTCCGATAACAAGTATCTGGACAAGCAGTTCTGGCTGGATCAAAGCGATAGCCTGATGTACGCAGGTAAAGCCGAAGGTCTGATTGAGACTCAACGAGGAAGAATGCCTGCGTTCTTTGAGACAAGTAACTCTGATCTTCCCAGCTACGCTTGATACATAAAGGGTTCTTGTTATGGCGCTGCTGACTAAAGATCAGTTCTTTGAAGTTTGGTACCCAACAAGCTACTGGGCTCAACAGTTTGGTGGAGTTGGGGATCCAAACAATCGCCGTAACGCACGGGAATCTCCTAACGGAAGTCGTCAATTTGAAGCAGCTTGGAATAGCTTCAACCAACGACAAGTTCTTTTAGGAGATTCAAACGTTGTTGAAGAACCCTTTTATGGTTACAAAGCTCCACCTTCAGTAAAGGTTCCAACCTTTCAAGTAGGTCAGGGAAATTTTAGAGATTACCTTGCTCAATTTGATGCTCAATATCAAGCACAACTTGAGTATGAACGAGTTTCAAACGAAGCTCTTCAAGCTATTACACAACAAAAAGTTGCTCTTGCTCAACAACAAAAAGAAGAAGAAGCAGTTAAAACTGAGTTTCAAAAAGTTTTAACTGAAACTCAACAACAAGCTGCTGTTGCTAAAAAACAATCTCAAGCTGTTGTAGGTAAACAGCGTGCTCAGTCCGCTTTGAGTGAAGCTCAAGCTCGCCAAGAGGCTCAAAGAACTGCACCAACACAAACACAACAAACCCGAAGAACACAAAACGTTGGACAGCCTGGTGTTTCTAGAACTCGTGTTAGTGGTCGGTTTGGCATTGGTGGCTATGGTGGTACCGCCCCTGGTCGCGTCAATCCAACTGGCTTGAACATATGATTCCTTACATCGAACCAGCGATTATTCAATACCTAGAAGAGTTGTATCCAGATAAATCTCCTGACCTTAGTATGGAAGAGAAACTTATCTGGTTTGCTGCTGGACAAGTATCTGTTGTACGGCATTTGAAAGACCAGTACAACTTACAAGAAGAAACCAAGTACAGCTAATGGCTAAACAAGACTCTTCTAATTTGTTCCTAGCCTTAGGTGCTTTAGCTCTTGGTGCTGGTCAAGCTTATTCTGGTTACCAGCAAGCTCAAGCTGCTCGTCAACAAGCTGAGGCATCTAGAGCTCAAGCAGCAGCCACTCGTGAAGCAGCTTTGCGTCAAGTGCAACAGATGCAGGCCGAAGCTACTCAGCGTTCTCAGCAGTTCCAGCAACAGATTGAACAAAGCCGTCTTCAAACGACTCAAGCTGCTGAATCCGCCAAGATGGCTCAGCAGACGGCAATGCAGCAGATTGCTCAGCAAAAGTCTCAGTCTGCTCTAGCTATTCAACAAGGCCAACTGCAAGCTGCTATTCAACGTCAGCAGGGTGTTTCTAACGTTGGCTCTCCTGTTCGCCGTCGTGTTGGCACACCTGCTGCACTGCGTACTAGTTTGGAGATACAATCCCCTCTTACTGCTGGTGCTAGCGGTATGGGTATGGGAGCAAGTACTGCAACTGGTGGTTTGAATGTCTAACGCTGCGGCTCGTTATTCGGCTCTTGAGCCGGAAAAGACTATTTATCTGGATCGAGCTATTGAGTGCAGCAAGTACACTCTGCCGACTCTAATCACGGATAACGACCGTAGTACTGGTAAGAACCTCTATACCAAGATTCAAACCACCTACCAAGGTCTTGGTGCTCGTGGTGTAAACAACCTGGCTAGCAAACTGCTGATTGCTTTGCTGCCTCCTAACCAAGCTTTCTTCCGTCTCTCTGTAGACGACATGAAGCTCAAGCGGGAGCTTGAGAATTACAAAGAGCTGCAGTCACAGTTTGACCAGCAACTGGCTCTCATGGAACGTTCCGTCATGCGGGACATTGAAGAGTCTGGTGATCGCACCGCGCTGTTTGAGGCTCTCAAGCATCTGATCATTGGCGGTAACGCTTTGTTGTATGTCGCTGAAAGTGGCACCAGGGTTTACCCATTGAAGTCTTTTGTATTGAACCGTGACCCTGAAGGAAACATCCTTGAGGTTGTGGTGCGTGAGGAAGTTAACCCTGATGTGCTGCCTGTAAAGATTGCTCCCAAGGACGCCGAAGGTAAGTTTGTAGATAAAACTGTTTTCCTGTTTACTCACGTTAAGTGGGATTACAAAGCTGACCGCTGCAATTGGTATCAAGAGGCTTACGGCAAACAAATTGGTAAGCCTGGTTCTGTTCCAATTGATAAGAGCCCTTGGATCCCCCTGCGGATGTTCCGTGTGGCTCACGAAGCTTATGGCCGTGGCTATTGCGAAGAGCTGCTGGGAGACCTGAAGAGCCTTGAGTACCTCTCTAAAGCCATCGTGGAGGGCTCTGCAGCAGCAGCCAAGATCATCTTCCTGTGCAACCCTAACGGCACAACTCGCCCTGACGCTCTTGCTCGGGCTGCCAATGGATCAATTGTTGCTGGCAACCCAAACGATGTGGCTCCTCTTCAAATGCAGAAGCAGGCAGACCTCACGGTTGCTTTGAACACCATCGCTCGTATCGAACAACGATTGAGCTTTGCGTTCCTGCTTAACAGCGCTATTCAAGCTGGTACCTCTGGCCGGGACCGAGTGACAGCCGAAGAGATCAGAATGGTTGCACAAGAGCTGGAAGCCGGACTCGGTGGCATTTACAGCATCCTCAGTGTTGAACTGCAGCTTCCACTTGTGAACCGCAAGATGGCCCTTATGGAGCGTCAAGGGCGTCTTCCGAAGCTTCCTAAGGACATTGTGAAGCCTCAGATCACCACTGGTCTTGATGCCCTGGGACGTGGTAACGACAAGGCAAAGCTGATTGAGTTCCTTCAAACCATTGCTGGAACCCTTGGTCCCGAAACGATGATCAAGTATGTCAACAGCCGTGAGTTGATTACTCGCCTTGCAGCCTCTGACGGTTTGGATACTTACAAACTGATTAAGAGCGACGAGGATCTGATGGCTGAAGAACAACAAGCAGCTATGATGATGCAGCAACAAATGGCCCAGCAAGATCCCAATAACGATCCTGCTAAACAGGCCGCTCTCGTTAAAGCTGAAAATGACTCAATCCGGGCAAGTCAAGAAATCGGTGGAGCCCCTGGAGGCTTCTGAGGTTAAAGAGCTTCCAAAAAAGCCTGAGCCTAAATCCAAGATGGATCTGCTCATTGCAGAACTGAAGGCAGAGAAGCCTGAGGTGTATGAGCAATATGTCGCTGCTGCTAAGGCAAAGCGTCCTGTTTGGATCTATCCTGATCTGACCGTTCGTATCGGCTGATCATGGAAGTCATTGCAGATAACTTCTTGGCACAGGAAACTGGGCCTTATAGCGAGCAAGACATTGAAGCCCTTGAAGCTGCTGAAAGGCAGGAACAACAAGAGGAACTGATTGCTGGCAAGTTCCGTTCTCCTGATGAGCTGCTTAAGGCTTATCAAGAGCTTGAGAAGAAACTGGGTGGCCGTAGTGGCTACGAAAAGGCTGCTGAGGAGTCCCCTACTGAGGAAGTAGAGGAACAGGAAGTTGTTGTCCTGTCTCAGGATGAAGAAGCCACCATTATGGAAAGCATTGGTGGTCAAGATAACTTTGAAGCTGTTCAAGGGTGGGCTCGGGAAAACCTCGATGCTGCTGAACTTGAGGCTTACAACCGTGAAGTGAACAGCGGTGATTACTACCGTGCTCGTAACGCTTTGCAATCTCTGTACTACGCCTTCCAAGAAAACTCTGGCTATGAGCCTGAACTGATCGGTGGCAAGCTGTCTGGTAGCAGCAGCGATGTGTTCCGTTCCAGTCAGGAAGTCATGGCTGCTATGAATGATCCTCGGTATTTGCAAGATCCTGCTTATACCCAAGACGTTCAAGACAAATTGATCCGTAGCGACGTTCTAGGTCCTAGGGGTTAATATTTCATTAGCGAACGTAAACATTGTTGCCGCTGAGGCGATAACAACAGTTGAGTTACGAGCGCCCGTAAACAGTCACTAACCTAACTAACGATGCCTGACCTCAACGCATCTCTTAGCCGGTTGGGGAGTATTAATGGCGTTCAATATAACGCTGGCTCTGCCTCCGGTAACTATGAGCGCGAAAGCGCTAACTTCCTCAAGATTTTCTCTGGCGAAGTTCTGACGACCTTCAACCGTGAGACGATCTTCAAGGATCTGACCATGAAGCGCACCATCTCTTCGGGCAAGAGCGCAAGCTTCCCGATCACTGGTCGTTTCTCCAGCCGCTACCACCGTCCTGGTGACTTCATCACCGGTCAGGGTAACAAAGGCATGATTGGCGAAAAGATCATCACCATTGATGACCTGCTGATCGCTGACGCTTCGATCTATGACCTGGACGAGGCCAAACTGCACTGGGACGTTCGTTCGATCTATTCGACCGAGCTTGGCCGCGCTCTGGCTCGGGCTTATGACCAGCGCCTGGCTCGCACCCTGCTGTCTGCTACCGAGTCTGATGGCCGCATTAAGGATTGGGATTCCAAGCGATTCCAACTGAATGGTGGTACTTACTCCTCTGTGAGCACCAACACCGTTACCCTGAGCGCTAACTTCCAAACCTCTGAGCTGACCTTCTGGGCAATCGGTGAGGTTGTGTATGGCGAGAACTCTGGTTCTTATGGTGTGATCACCACCGCTCCTACCAACGGCGCTGCTACCTTCGACATCAACCCGATTGGTTCGATTGGTACCGGTACTGGTGTTGGCTTCCAAGTGGGCGAGCGTCTGTTCGTTCTGAACCGGATGCCTGGTGGTACTTCGTTCACCGGTATTGACCTGAACGGTGCTGCTGATCGCAACGCTCGTGGTGACCTGATCGTGGAGAACCTGTTCAAGGCTTGCCAAGCCCTGGACGAGAAGGATGCTCCTAAGGAAGGCCGTGTGTGCGTCCTGAGCCCTGGTGCTTACTACGACGTGCTGAACAGCGACCGTGCCATCAACACCGACTTCAACGCTGCTGGCGGTGCTAACGGCTCGATCTACCAGAACCG